CCCACATCTTGTTTTATATGAAGAGGTAAAAGGTTATTGTGATGAACACAATAAATATAAACATCGTTGCCCTAAATGTAGGGAACTGGCAGGAGCAAAATAATGGCAGGATTAAGTGCATCAGGATTAAAAACACAAATAAGAAGTTATACTGAAACAGATTCTAATGTTTTATCAGATTCTGTTTTAGAAAATATAATTTTAAATGCACAATACAGAATTTTTAGAGATGTGCCTATTGATGCAGACAGAAAACAACAAATAGGTGATTTAGTTGCAGGACAAGAAACAATTAATGCTCCAGCAGGAGCAGTTTTTATTAGAGGGATACAGGTCTATGATTCAACATCTGCCTCTACGGGACCTAATGTTTGGTTAGAAAAAAAGGACATTACATATTTACAAGAGTATATTTCTTCCACAGCCTCTACAAAAAGAGGTCAACCAAAATACTATGCTATGTTTGGCGGTGCAACGGGAGAATCTGACACTACATCTGGAAGAATGATGTTTGCTCCAGTTCCAGATACAACGTATAAATTTAGAGTTCATTACAATGCAGCACCAGCATTGTTAGAGAATAACGACACCAATTATATCAGTCTTAACTTTCCAAATGGACTACTATATTGTTGTTTATCAGAAGCATACGGTTTTTTAAAAGGTCCAATAGATATGTTGACACTATACGAAA